GCAAAAAAGAGAATAAAGCTTTCTCCTTTTTGCAACGATCGTGCGACTCCAAACTGCTGTGTCGATAACAACCTTTGACGCTTGACAAGCCGCGCTAATTAACACCCCACACAACACAACACTCCAGCCAACTTTACTTAGTGCAACATGGGCTTGACACTTGACCCAGCGCACCGCTGGCGCTCCACCGACTTGGCGTTCGCGCCTGTACGGGAGATCAGCGTGCAAACCGCCGTTCGTGGAAGGGACGACAGCGAAGCGGCGGGGACAGGGTTCAGCGGGGACAAGGAGACTGAGGCATGGTACAACGGGTCGGCTCGAGTGCCGATAGACGACATGTGTCTTACCGCCGGGATGCGGGCAGGTGTCTTGAAACTGGCAGTTGAGATAGGCTCCGCAAAGCCAAGCTCAGCGGATGAGGCGGTAGTGCAGCTGAGGTCAGTGCCTTACTCGTACGTGGGTAAGCCACTGACAGTGTCGCTTAGCCACGCGGGGCGGCATTTCGTGGCGAGACCGGCGTTGAACGAGACAGTGGCTATGGCCATGTACGAGGCGCCTACTGCTGACAAGTGGGTCGCCGCAACCAATTTCAAGCTGCCCAGGACCGTCGCCGCGCCGGGTGCTGCGCCACAAGTGCCTGGCTTGCCGAACGGGGGAGGAGGCGCCAATCTAGGCTTGCCGAACAATTTTGATGCTGTGCGACGAGTGCTGGTAGAATGCGCTCGCGGTGACGATTACGGGTACAGGCTGTTTAGCTTGGCTAGAGTGGTGATGCATGCGGAGACGATGCGTAGGTCAGGCATATCACCGCGGGAGACACCGGTGATGGCCGATCAGAACATGTTCAGCATAACAACTGGCGACACCCCCCATCTAACAGAGGCGCAGATAAACAACTACGCCTACGCCTACAACCACACTGAGCAATCGCCCCAGTACCGCGCGTTCCTAACTATGGGCCTTCGAGGCGTTGGTCATTATGCCATGCCGGGGACAATATACTCCGACGGCGACTACCCGGCGGAGTGTGCCGCCAACCATCCAATATCATTCGTTCGTGTGGGCGGGCCGCCACCAGCGAACGTGGCTCCAGACCCGCCGCACTACACCGCTGTGTTGTCTAACCCGGGCCTAGCCCTGTCGTACTACTGGGCGTATGCGTACTCAATGGGGCTAGGGAGAGTGGCGGGAGCGATCCTAGCGCAAGCGAGCTTGGCCCCGCATATTTGGGGTTCGGCTGCAGTGGCTCCGTACAAGAACTGCGCGCCGAAGCTGGACGCAGCCGCGTACCTACTGCTGCCGGACCAGGAGACAGCACACGTCACAGCTGACAGCGCCCGCGAGTTGGTCGCTAACGCCGCTGTGCTATCGGAGGCTTACCTGGCTGGCATAGGGGCCACACTAATGAGCGCGAGAGATGGTGGGCATCAAGACACTGCTCTGATGATGCGCGCGGTCACGGAGAAGTTGTCTGATCCGGAGACTAGGCGTGGGGCCATGTTGTCGATAACCAGCCGACTGTGCCCAGGCGGTGTGGGGATGGAGTGGTTGAGTCCGTTCAGCTACGACGTCTTGGATGGCACGGAACGGTGCATACGCGCCTGGCGCAACCACGGGTTTTTGCTGGCGCTGTATGACACTTCACCTGTGGCCGCGCTGGCACCGCTGTTTTCCACAGGCGTCGCAATGAACAACTCACTTCTGGACCGGAAGAGCGTAGTGACCGGGGCTGAATACCCGCAGTTGGTGGCGTGCGCCCTCGCGGGCAGGGCAGAGCTAGCTGGGCGGTGCGAGAAGCCGTCGCAGGCTTACCTGGCTGCCCTAGCAGGCCACAGTGCGCGGATGAGAGCGTGGACGGTGGTGGTGACGGTGCTGGGAGTGGTCCCCCCGGCATCGGACGATGAAGACCTCGCTGACGCGTACGAGCAGGTGGTAAGCAGGCAAGAATCATCCAGTAGCGCAAGACCTCAGAGTAGTCAGAGTGACAGGAGTGTTGTGCGCGGCCACGGTGCACAGGAGCAAACACCGTCGGGTGCGGCGCCGTCGAGCCCGCCGCCAATCGCCCCGCTGAGAGGCATGCGCCCGGGGTCGCGTGCACGTAGCAGCAAAGGCTCCTTATCTGTGCCGAAGGGCCAATTACCGGAGGTCGGGGAGGAGCCAGCAGAGCGGCCGTTGGATGATAGAGCGGAGCCCGAGCCGCCTGCTGCCTTAAGTCCGCCCAAGCTGGCTCTCGACAAGCCATCGTGGGGTAGCTGGGCGTCGGAGGTGGCATCAGTGGAGGCTAGGCTCATCGGTCCGATCAGCGGGCCGAAAGGGCAGATTGTCGAACCTGAGTACAGGGGGATAGTCCCATCCCGCGGCACGACAACCGCCGCGTCCATGGCATCCGGGACTGTGGTGTCGGTGGGCAGGCGGGCCAAGGGTAAGGAGCCAGAGAGAGCGCAATCGGCTAGCAGTAGTTCTGAACCCGCCAGCGGAGGGTCGCGCGGGGAGGAGTTGTAGCCTGCGCCGACGAGGACTAGAGCGGTCAAGGTACGCCTGTTCGAGAGCGGGCGAGTGGCTGCATCACGCAAGACGTGAAGGGCAGCTGGGTCGCAGGCTGGCCCGTCCGGAGTGGGCGCTTGGGGAGAGGCAGCCCAGCCGGTGGTTTTGGCTAGTGCATCGGCGACACGTGTCCGCTGAACTGGTCCAGCCGTATGGTGAGGCCACATACATGTGCCCTGCCGCCGTGTCGGGCACGACGGCGTTGGACAGGGCGGTGTGGGGGTTCGAGCGCAGCCGCAGGTGATGCGCTCAGCCGCCAACCCCATAATTAGCGCGCCCGCAAGTTAGCGCGCACACATCTTGTTCGGACGTAGGGTCCCAACAAGTACC